CACGATGGCGATCGCCCCGAGGACGATGAGGCCGATCACCGCGACCCTAAGAATCTCCCATTGCCCCACGGTTACGGGGTGTCCTGAGCGCCGAGCACCACGTAGCTGTTCAGGTTCTGGACGGTCCCGCCCATCCTGGCCCAGCCGAGGAAGCCCACGAAGCCGTTGACGGCATACAGCTCATTGAGGCGCTGAAGCTGGAAGCCGCCCACCTTGCGGACGATGTAGCTGGTGCGCAGGTTCCCGAAGACGATGGCCTTGGTCGCGTCGCCGATGGCCGGCATGCCCGGGTCGAGGACCACTTCGTAACCGAGCAGCTGACGGGCGATTGCGGTGCCGGCGCCCGACTGGGCCTGAGGCTGGATCAGCGGCCGATCATTGCCGTCCACGAGGTTCGTGACCAGCATCCACCACGTGGTCGGATTCATCAGCCACTTCGCCCCGCCTTCGTACTCAGGATCGATTTCGGCGACGGCGGAGACCAGCTCTCCATAGGTGGGCCCGGTCGCGTTCGCCGCGATGCTGGCGAAAGCCGTCTGCGGCGTCACGATGCCCAACGGCTCCCCGCTGCCGTCGCCGACGCAGATGTCAACGGAGAATTTGCGGGCGATGCGGCGGGCGAAATTGTCGGCGATATGGTTCTCGAAGTTGATGGGACTGTCCTGAAGGAATTCCCACGACACCTTCATCGGCAGGTTGCCGGCACCCGTCGCCTCGTACTTGAAGACATCGAGGCTCGCGGTCCCGAAGGCCTTGTCGGCGCCGGCAGAGGCGGCTGCGGCCCCTTCTGCGACGATCTCGGCCGTGTTGCCGGTGTCGTCCTCGGTCGCCCAGTTCATGCGCTCACCGGTGGCCGTGGTGATGTTCTCGGCCTCGTTCATGAGACCGCCGAAGGCCTTCAAGCGCTCCACGATCTTCGTGGAGGTCGACTCCGGAACGAGGTACCCGCCGGCGCTGTTGGTGCCGACGGTGATGGCGCGATGCTCGACTTCGCCGGTCATGGCGTAGTGGTGGAAGGCCCGAAGCTCCTCCGAGACCTCTTCCCTGCCCGATGCGTGAACAGCGATGTCCGGGCGGACGACCGTGTTGTAGGCCTTGTTGCGCTTCTGGATTTCCTCCGTGCGCTGGAGGGCCTGGAGCTTGCCTTCCAGCTCCTCGTAGCGCTGCGCTTCCTCATCGGTCAAGGGCCGGTCCGAACCATCGTCTGCCTTCGCTCCATCGATGATGGCCTGAAGGGCCGCCAGGATTTCTTCCACGGTCATCGCACCTCCAGGCGCGTTGTGTGACGGATTCTGATCAATTGGGAGCGGCGGTCCACGGCCGGCGCTCCCATCCACTGCATCGCTCTCAGAGCGACGCCTGTCCCCTCGTAGGCGGGGAAGGTCACCGGACTGATGTCCAGCAGAAGCTCCAGGCTGGTGTGACGCTGGATGCGGCGGCCGTCGGGGGCCCGGGCCCACTCCTTCTCCCCCGGGATGAACCCGAAGGACATGCCGTCGAGGTCCCCACGGTCCAGCATCTCCCGCAGGTCACGGCCGTAGGTCGTGTCAGGTAGCTTGTCGATCTCGAAGTGCAGGCCCTCGTCATCGACCCCGAGCTTGAGCGTGCCGGATTTGGTTCGTCCGAGCAGGAGGTTGGGGTCATGGTTGACGAGGGCCCGCACGTCGTCGTCCAGACGCTTGTCGAAGGCGCTCCGGGCCAGCTCCTCGTAGTGGTTGGGAAGGTCCGCCAGTACCCCGAAGACCGCGGCGTGCCCCACCAGACGGTCCCCGGAGACGGCGGCGCGGCATTCGGCCGCGAACCTGTTCACTGACCGCCCGTAGCCTTCCGGGCCCGCTTCGAGGCGGTAGACGTAGCCTTACGGGCCCGGGGACGCTTAGGCGGCTCTACAGGGGCCTCTGACGGCATCGTGGCGTCAGCCAGGTCAGCCGGCTTGGGGGCCTCGTCGTCGTAGGGGTCGACGGTGTCGTCGTCGTCCCAGGGATCACGCATCGGCGGCAGCTCCTGCGGCTGATTCCTCGGGTCCGGGTCCGGTGTCGGTTTCGTTACCGCCATCTGGGGCCTCCAAGGGGGGAAGGTTTCTGATCCGTCTGACCTCGTCGACCGTCAAAATGCCTTTGTCGAGCTGGAGCGCCAGCATGTCCAGTTCCTCCTTCGGGGAAGACTGGAGCAGCCCGGAGTAGTCGAACTCGCAGAGCTGCGGGCGCGGGAGGAGTCGGCTCAGCCGCTGCTCGATGCGGCTGGTGAAGGGCTTCAGGGTGTAGCGGGCCAGGCCCCGGTTCTGCTCGGAGACGCCGGTGCCCCAGGAGGTCTGCTTTTCCGTCTGGCCCAGCAGGTGCGGCGGGATGCCGAAGATGCGGGCAACCTCTTCCACTTGATGTACCCGGGACTCGATGAACTGGGCGTCCACGGCGCTGATCGTCCAGGGCGTGAACTTGAGCGTCCTGTTGACGAATGCGACATCACCGGCGTTTCTGGTGCCCTGCATCTTTGCGTTCAGGTCCTGCTTGATGATGCGGGCGTCCTCGGCGCCGATGTCCTCGCCAGCCTCCGGCGTCACCATGCCGCTGATCATGAAACCATTGGAGAACATGCGGCTCGCAGCGCGGTCTCCGGCGATGCCGGTGGCGATCGCCTCACGGTGGAGGCTGATGGGGGCCCGGCCGGTCAGGCCGTCCGTGGAGAGGCCGTAGATGTGGGTCAGCTCGGCGGGGCTGTATTCCCTCGTCTCCCCGCCGGCGGTCACGCTGAAGAACTTGAAGTACGGGGCCCAGCGGCGCTGCTCCTCCGGCGTGCTCGCGGCCTTCACGATCACCGCGCCCGGGTGGATGGGCGCCAGGCCCGCCATTGCTCCGCCGGCCGTGTAGACGTTGAGGCCGTAGAAATTGCCATGGAGGAGCAGGTGCACCAGCAGCAGCTCCTTGAATTCGAACGGGGTCATCCCATCGGGCCCGTTCGGGGAGTCCACCCACGTGCTGATCCGCTCCCTGGTGTCGTCCGGGAGCGTCCGGTATGACTTCAGCGGCAGGTCGGCGATCGTCCCGGCGATGATGCTGACCGCCCGGAAGACGGCCGTGAGGCCCAGAGAGCTGGCCTCGTTGATCGGGATGCCCGGGATGGCGTCCCAGCCGAACCATTCCGCCCATGGGTCCCAGTCGTCCAGGCGCAGCGGGTAGGACTCAGACCGTTGCTCGACGGCACGGCGCAGGAATCCCACGCTTGTAATTCTACAAGATGTAGTGGGTAGACGTCTACAGGACCACTACAGGCGGTTTAGGCTTCGGCACCATCCACAGCCCCCAGAGAGCCAGCGTGACGGCCGTGATGGGGCTCAGGTCCACCGGATTCCTGCGGTCCCAGGCCTGGGCGCCGGCAAGTCTGCGCTGCCTGCCGGCCCTGGCCGCTTCCGTCAGCCGTGGGTGCTCGACGTGGCGTAGGCGACCGGCCGTCAGCTCATCGAGGAAACGGCCGTGCGCCACCACGACGTCGCTGGTCGACGGCTCGAGCACTTTGATTTTGCTGTCCTTCAGCGGCTTGATGAGAGTCGCGGCCTGTGAGCGGGGGTCGATCACCACGGCCAACGGGCCCAGAGCCTCGATGCGCTGAAGAATCACGCCCATCGCCGAAGCCGTGCCATCGAGGTAGTCCAGCAGCTCCAGCGTGGTGGCGGCGATGTCGGCTCTTGAGGCTGCCATGCCGATGGATGCGTGGAGACGATCCTCAGAAATCTCGATGCCCAGCGCGCAGCCGGTGATCCCCATCCACTTCCTCGCTTTGTCAGCCTTCTTCTTCGCTATGACCCGGGCCTTGCCGACCATGCCGCCGGCCTTCCGGTTGCAATACCGGTGGACGATGCCCACGTAGCCCTCTTCGGGGAAGTTGTCCCCATGGTCCAGCTCCAGCACGTCCGTCTGGAGCATGACGCGGCCGCAGCGGGGGCAGGGCTGGCCGTACGCGTTAGGCAGCAGCATCGCCTTCCGGGCCCGGTGGGCGGCGTCATAGCGAGGCATCTGTACCGTCGGAGTGTCGTTCCAGCCACCACCCGTAAGCGGGCAGTCCGATCATGGCGACGGCGAGGAAGACGGCAGCGCACCATTGCCCGCCGTTCACGATTCACCGCCGTCGGAGTGTCGTCGTGTCCGATTGCTCCCGAACTTTGACAGCAGGCGGATAATGAGGGCATGGAGTCGAGGACGTGTCGCCACTGCGGTCAGCCGGTTTCCCTGCGGGAGATCGCTGTCAGCGGATTCACTGGCGAGCCCGTCATGCGCTGGTGCATCGCAGAACGCATCCCCGGTTTCGGCACCTACAAGTGCCCCGCCAACGGCAACGGGGAACACGAGCCGCACTGACTGACGGCTCGTTTCAACGTGCCACCAGCGGTAGCAATCTGCCTCGCCACACACGACACATTCGGCGCTTAGTCGCTCCGTCATAGCGCGCTCGCACCCCAGACGTCCTGCGGGATCACTGTCCAGCCTTCGGCGCTCTCGTCGGGCCACTGATTGGCGTAGGCCCGGCGCCACTCCGCCGGAGCCATGACGGCCAGGTCGGCTTCCACCACGCTCTCGTCGATCGTATGGCCAAGCGCCGGCATGAACAACGGCCAGGAGGCTGAATCCATGACTGCCAGGTCCTCTCCGGCTGACCACTCGAAGTAGGCAAGGCCCTTGTCTCCTCCCGTCTGGGCGCTCAGGCGGCCGGCCTCGACCTTGGAGCGCCACCAGACGCTCTTGTCCGTCCCGGCCGTGGAGAGCATCCACAGCTGGGCATTCTTCCGGGTCACCATGGCCGGCCGCACGCCCTGCTCCGTCGACGGGCCCATGCTCCAACACTCATCGAGTACCACGAGGTCGAGGGTGTCGCCATGGCCGGCGCTCTCTTCGCTGGAGAGGAGCCGGAGCGTCGAGCCGTTGGAGCAGCGAAGCGTCTCGTACCCCATGGCTCGTTCGAGCTTGAACATCGGGCCCAGCGGGGAACGGCGGACCCTGGGCCAGAGGACATCGAAGAGCTTGCCCCGGGCAGCGATCCTCGTCTGGGCCCCGTAGAGGACCGCCTGGTCGGGCGCGGCGATCAGGCGGTGGACGATCAGCGCCAGCATGATCGTGGTCTTGCCCGACTGACGAGGGACCGTCACGGCTACGTCGCGGTAGGCCATGCGGCCATCGGCGTGCTCCAGCGCGACGTCGGAGACGTCTGACTGCCACGGCATGAAGTCCGTGCCCAGGAGAGCGGCCGTCTCCCGGAGCGCTGGGCCGTGGGTCGGGCGGTCCGTGCGGACCGTGGCGTAGCGAGGGACGTCACGGCGCTTCTCAGAATTCGGCGGCATGGATGCGCCCCAGAACCTCGTCCAGCTCGGACGCCACGTGCCGGCGCTGCGCCTCCAGGGCCTTGAGCACCTGACGCAGCTCCGTGGTCAGTAGCGGCAGGGCCCTCTCAGTGGGCCCTGTATCGAGCTGTGTGGCCAGGAGACGGGCCGCGGCGGCCAGAGTGCTGTCCTGCACGCCCCAGGCCCTTAGATCGGCTTCCAGGGCCTCTGCGACGGTGGTTGCGGGCCCTGATGGATCGGCCGGCGTGCGTAGGACCGGCGACAGATCACATGCGGCCTGTGGGTCGCTGAACTTTTTGGGCCTAGCCATGCCGGTGTCCGCAGAGCACGCAGCGTCCACAACCCGAAAGTACCTTGCGACCGTCTCTTGTGGTGGGCTTTGCCATGACGGCGCCACAGGACGTGCAGCGGGCCCACCCCCATGGCTGCCACGTCTTGCCGCCATTGAGCGGGGCGGTGGGGGCGAGAGGCGGGAAGGTCTCGCTGGGTTCCACAATCTCCATTATCGGACATTCCTTCCTATAGTAGGGCAACGCTTATGGGTAATCCCACGCTGACGGTCATTCGGACATACACACTTGTGCGAGCGGAGCGAGCATTAGTGATCGTCCTCGCTTACGCTCGGACTTTTCCCGAAACCGATAGTGGATAGGTGAAGCTCTATAAGAGTCCTATCTATACGGCGGGCTGCCATTTTTTGGAAGGCTTCATCCTTGCGGGCCCGGGCCTTGCGTTGCCTCTGGTTCAGCGTCTTGAGCGCGGCGAGCTGCCTCTCATT